AGATTACCGAGGTCTCGTCACAGGTCGCAGGCAATACGGCGAGCATCACGGTTCTGATTGAAAGCGTCGACGGGGTGCAGAACTCGTTCGGCGTGCAACTCAACGCCCAGGGAGAAATTACCGACGTTTTCCGACTCGATGGGACGCCACAGGGAACGGGCGCCGTCTTCAACGTCGACAACTTCAAGATCGGCAAGGCTGGAACGGACGGCGGCGCGCCGATCAATGCGTTTGGGATCAGCTTCGTCAACGGCGTGCCGCAGATCGCGCTCCGAGGTCAGGTGATATCGGACGGAACCATTCTCGCTCGAATGATCCAGGCTGGAGCCATCACAGCGGATAAGATCGCAGCGAACTCTCTCTCAGCCATCAGCGCAAACCTTGGAACGGTGACGGCAGGCCTTATCAAAAACCCAGCCGGGACGTTGATTTTCGATCTACCGAACATGCGGCTCTACCGCACGGACGGAAAGATGGATCTGAATCTCAACGCCGGTTACTTCATTATGCAGTCATGACGTGGGAAACACATTCGCTGGGACGCTCGACGGACGGGCGGCGGTTCTCAACTATAGTTCGTCCTATCCCTTAAATGATCCAGGATTTTTAAACCCGAGCGCGAACCTCGGCGCCTTCAAATGGCATTCCGATCTCTACTATCTGGGATCGAACCAAGTCCTGACAGGTACCGTGAACCTCAACTATCAGTCGTCGGGATGGACCCAATCTGGCGACGGTTATGTGAAGGTTCTGGCGTCACACTACAAAGGCTATTCGCCGATCATTCTCGGCTATCTTGTCATTGACGGCGCGCGCGTTCCTATCAATGGCACGATGCTGACTTCCGGGCCAGGAAGCGTGTCGGGCGCGACGGCCTATGTATCGCTGAATGTTTATGCCGACAACGGCAATGTCATCATTCGGCAATCGAGCGTTTCGAACGGGTATCTGGTCAACAAGTCGGCATCCTACACGCTCTATGTCTGCAACATGGGCGTGAATTCTGGGGGCGGCCTTCAGCTACCGGCGCGGTTCGACGGCGTCTACATGACGCCGACGCAGTTCCGAGCCGGATACTTCGATCCGCAGAATTACCGCTATTTCTACCGCGACTCTGGCGGGTTGATTACGCTCTACAAGAACCGCTCGCTCGACGTCGATGTCGGGGCGCTACCTGCCTCGCCATCGTATTTCATGTTAGGCGCGGTTCAGAACATCAACGGCTACTCGTTCACCGGCATCAGGTCGGCGTCGAAATTCGATACATCGGCGTGGAATAGAACGTGGCCTGGAACGAATGCGAGTTTCTCGCCAGCAGTTGAGCGGGTTTCGGCAACGGCGATAGGGGCATCGGGTCTCAATATCACCCCCGGCCTCATCAAGTTGGGGACGGGATTCAACAGCAACCAGAATACGCTTCTGATCTCGAACTATGTTCCGGCAACGCTCAACATCCCGCAGTTCTCCACAACGGGAGACGGCATCTATCGAACCGATAGTTACGGGCTCGGATACTGCCATCCCAATGCGACGCTCATGCTCGGCATCTACACGCTCAACGGGCAAAACTACTCGATAGGCGGCACGAACTTCTCAAAGCTCTCCGTTCTTCGTATGGGGCCTTCTCAGAGTTACACAGTAGACAGCCCAGGTCTTGTTCTCCCAGCGGTCGGCCAGACGTTCTATCTCAGCAATCAGGGCGGCACCATCGTCGCGACTGTGCGCAGCTTCTGCCCTCGAGGCGTGACGGCGAACATCACGGGCTCAACGATCTTCTTCAAGATTCTCGCAGCAACCTTCGATTACTAACCTCTAAGGACAATCCGCACTCATGGCTTATCGGTACGACACCGGTACGATTTCCGTTGCCAATGGCTCGAAGACCGTAACTGGGACGCTAACCAATTTTCTGTCTGCGGTGCGTCGCGGCGACGATTTGAATGCTGGCGGGAACGCTCCGGTCGAGATCGATGGCGATCCTGATAACGACAGCGTCACCGATAACACGCATTTCGAACTCGTCGAGCCGTGGCCTTATACGACGCTCACTGACGCTCCATACAGTATCTCCAAGGGCCCCGCTTGGAATGACGTCACACGCCTAGCAATTGAGGTCTCGACCGCTCTCGCCAATTCGACAGAAATTCTTTCTGGCATCGGCGTTCCTGACGATTCCATAGGATCAGACGGATCGGCGTATTTCCGGCAGGATGAACCGGAACTCTATTTCAAATCCTCTGGCTCCTGGGGCTCGCCCATCAGCCTGACAGGTCCGCAAGGTCCTGCCGGTGCCAACAACATCACGTCTTCGACGACAAGCCGCACGCTCAACACCGGCTCCATGGCCTTCACGGTCGATGCCGGTAAAGCAATCCAGTCGGGCATGCGGATGCGTGTCTCGAACTCGTCTTCGAACTATATGGAAGGCGTGGTTTCGTCCTACACCGGCACGTCTCTGACGATCACGATGGATCGGTTCGTTGGCTCCGGAACGTTTGCGGTGTGGGCTATCGCGCCGGTCGGAGATAAGGGCGACAAGGGCGATACCGGCGCGTCCTATGTCGGCACCTCGACGACGTCTCTAGCCATCGGCACGGGCTCTAAGTCGATCACCACGCAGGCTGGTCTTGCCTATGTGGTGGGTTCGCCTATTCGCCTCGCATCGAATGCCAATATCGCGAACTTTATGGAAGGCTCCGTTGCCTCCTATTCCGGCACGTCGATGACGGTCACGGTTGCGGCTGTCGGCGGTTCCGGAACGTTTGCAGATTGGAACCTCTCCCTTTCCGGCCGGCAGGGAGCCACGGGGGCCACAGGAAACCCCGGTCCGGCAAATTCTCTCTCCATCGGAACGGTGACGACGGGCGACCCAGGTTCCAGCGCCGATGCAACGATCACCGGAACTGCACCGTCTCAAACACTCAACCTGACGATCCCGAAAGGCGATCCAGGGACAGACGGAACCGACGGAACAGACGGTATTGACGGGTCCATTCTGACGGCAACATCGTCGTCGTCCGTCACGTCGGCTACGGGCGCAAAATCCTTCACGCTCAATGCCGATGCGAACTTTCTCGTCAACCAGCGGCTGCGCATCGCCTCATCGTCGAATGCCAACAACTGGATGAGCGGTCTTGTCTCATCGATTGACCATGACACGCTCGCCCTTGGCGTGACTGTCGATCTCATCGGCTCAGACCCGCAAAGCGCGCTCGACTGGACAATCTCGATTACCGGAGAGAAGGGGGACCCAGGTCCGTCGGGTGGATTCGGCTCTCTGACGGCGACGAAGGGCAATATTCCATCGGCAGATGGCACGACGTACGGTGCTGTTCAGATTGGGCCGAATGGTACCGTTCCGATTGCCGACAGCACCCAGACTTATGGCTGGGATTGGAAGGCAGAAGACGCGATCAATGCCGGTCCTTATTGGACGTCATCGGATGTCGCATCGGCGGCGACCTGCGATATCGGAGCTGCCGTCACGCCGTTCGTGCGCATCACCGGCACAACGACGATCACGAGCCTTGGAACGGGTGCAAGCAAGTTCCGGTTCGTCGAGTTCACTGGAACGCTGAACCTTATCTATAACGGTACATCGCTGATCCTGCCCGGTGCTGCCAACATCATGACCCAGGCGGGCGACAAAGGTATCTTCGTCTCTGACGGATCAGGGAATTGGAAGTGCGTTGCGTGGACTCCGATCGCGTTTCTCCCGAGAGAGAAGCTGACCGGCACCCGAACTTACTACGTCCGCTCCGATGGCTCGGACAGCAACACAGGCCGCGCTAACACGTCGGGCGGTGCGTTTCTGACGATCCAGAAGGCGCTCGACGTCGTCTATGGCACGCTCGATCTGGGTGGTTTCAACGTCACCATTCAGGTTCAGGACGGAACGTGGACGCAAGCGCTGAATGTCTCATCGCCTCAGGTCGGCGCCGGGTCTATCATTCTTCAAGGCAATCTGACGACGCCCGCCAATTGCCTGATTTCTACCGGGGCTTCTAACTGCATTACCGTCTATGGCTCCGGCACCGTTCTGACCGTGCGCGGGTTCAAGTTTACGACGACCGGCGCGAACCATTTCCAAGCGACCTTCAACGGCCTGATTCTATTCGGAACGGTCAACTTCGGTTCCGCCGGAACGCAATATCATATGCGTGCCGACAATGCCGGTCAGATCGGTCTTTACCCAGGAGACACCTACACAATCACAGGCGGCGGAGCTGCTCATTGTTTGGTGTTGTCTTTTGGTTCCATCGCGATTTCGAGCATTACCGTGACACTCACAGGAACACCGGCATGGTCGAACTCATTCGCCAACATTCAGGGCGGTGCACTATCCATCTACAATACGACGTGGAGCGGTAGCGCGACAGGATCACGTTACGCTGTTCTCGCAAATGGTCTGTTGAACAGCTTCGGACAGGGAACGTCAACGAGCTACTTCCCCGGAAATAGCCCCGGGACAACGGCATCTGGAGGCGTGCAAATCTAATGGATGAGATGCCTATATTCGATATGTGGCACTGGTTCTGGCAGGTCGGAGACGACGCTACACGGTATTGGTCATCGGCAGCGGGCGCTTATGTTCCCGCCACGGAGACCAGCAATCTAACCAAGGTGCCGGATGAAGCGCAGCTTATCGCAGTTCTCATGCACCTTGGTCTCGCTCATCCTTAAACCATCTCGGCCACAGGGTTGCGTGCCATCAACCCGCGCCAATCCATCCTTTCACGAACTGGAGGGTTTTCGAACCAAAGGTTGCCGTAGAGTTGCGTGCGCTGCGTCGGCAGATGGTCGTAGGCTGCTTTGACAGCATGCAACGTATCATTGCTCGGCGAGAACATGACGAGTGAGTTGTTCTGAGGCTGACGCTTCATGGTTTCGCACCAAGACCAAGGAACCCACGCGCGGTCGATCTCATCGTGCGACGCCCAGAAGTCTCTGACGTAAGAGAATTCCGGCCGGAACGTCATATAATGCGTATGGATATCGAGCGCTTCTGAGTTCGGGGCGGGGTTGATGTTCGTCATCCAAGTTAGGGCCTTGCGGCGCGTGTCTGGATGCGGACTGATCTCGTACCCGTCGAGATACTTTTGAATGCCTGCGTCGGCTGAGACAGCGTCCATTGAAATGCCGAATTTAGCTGCGGCGCAGCCTAAGAATTCGGGAGAGCGAAAGAAGTCATTCAGTTCTGGAAGGATCGAGTTCTCGTTGAACTTGTCGAGACGCATGACGACGCCGAATGTCTCGCAGGTGTCGCTGTTGTCGATCGCTCCTGACTTGCTTGCGTGCCATTCGAGATAGCGTTCGATATCACCGGTCGTGCCAGGGAAATAGATCAGTCGATATCCGGATTCGTCCATAGTCTTGAGCAGATCTCGGTCGTCGGTCGCGACTGGAAGCCGGATTTGCGGTTCCGAGATGATCGCTTCGAAATGCTCTGGCGAGAACAGATCGTTGATTTCGATATGCCGAAACGGCGCATCGTTGAACGGCGCGGCTTCGATCTTGTCGAGCAAATAATCAAAAGTATGCGTCATGGATTTGTCCCCTCAAATGAAGCCCATGAGTTTCACCGGCTGATTGTGGCCGTCAAGACGTAACTCGATCAATAAAATGGTGAATGATGCAACGACCGGCTCTCGCTGGCGCAACAACGGTGCTTATCCCAAAACCTGCACCGATCTCTGATGACGATTGGACTCCGGTCGAGCACTGGGTGAAGGCTGCTCTGCGACGCGGAAAATCGTTAGAAGACGCAGCCTCTTACCGGGCAAGTTGCGAAACGGGCAAACGCCAGCTCTGGCACGTCGTGACGGGCGCTCTCATCACCGGGGTCGTGATCTCGGAAGTCTATGACCATCCGGACGGCCTGACTGTCGCACTGCCGGTGACGGCGGCCGCAAGTCTCTCTGACAGCATGCCGGTCGTTCTTTCAAACATTGAATGGTGGGCGCGTGACATGGGCGCCAAGCGTCTCGAAGGCAACGGCCGGTTCGGCTGGACCAAGGTTTTGAAATCTCACGGCTGGAAACCCATTCGTGTGACCATCGCAAAGGAACTCGTCTAATGGGATCGTCTTCGCAAACGACCAAATCGACCCAGACCAAAACCCCTTACGGTCCGGCAACAGGCGCGATTAATACTGGTCTCGGTCAGGTCACGAACTATCTAAACAACCCGAATTCGAACGCGGTCTATCAAGGACCGCGCGTCGCTGATCTCTCAGGCGATACGCAGAACGCCATCAGCATGCTCAATTCATCGACCGGCGCGAACACGTCGGCCGATTACCTGACGAACCTGCTGAACACGCCAACGAACGTCGCCGACAACCCGCAAGTCCAAGCCCTACAGGACGCCATCCGGCGCCAGGTCCAGGCGACGAGCAACAGCCAGTTCTCGAACGCTGGTACGGTCGGCTCGACCTTCAACCAGGAAAGCCTGTCCAAGGGCCTCGCAGACGGCCTCGCACAGCCGCTGTTCACGGCCTACCAGAACGATCAGGCGAACAAGCTTTCGGCCGCTGGGCTTCTCCCGCAAGTCTCGCAGCAGGCAATCAACAACCAGCTTACGTCCGGGCAGATTCAGGACAGCTATGCCCAGAACAAGATCAACGCCAACATGCAGAAGTTCGAAGATCAGCGCACCGCGCCAATCAAAGCATGGTCGGAAGTTGCGCCATCGCTTGCGCAGTTCGGCGGAATGTTCGGAACCACGAACGGTAAGCAAACGACAACCACGGATCCCAGCCTGACCTCACAAATCCTCGGCGGGGCATTGACGGCGGGAGGCTTGGCATCCGGTCTCGGCGGAACGTCCGGCCTTGCATCGCTTTTTAGCGGTCTCTTCGGTCAAGGCAATGTCGCAACGGCACCCTGGACCGCAACTGTCTACCCCGGTCAATAAGGATCATCTGACATGGCGCAAGCACCTTCACTTTGGGGCAACGCGATTGATGGATTTACCAACGCGCTCTCCAATCCGCTGACGCTCGGGGGACTGTCTCTGCTTTCCGGAGGCGATCTGAACCAGGGCATCGCAGCAGGCACACAGCTTCAAAAACAAGCCCAGCAACAGCGCCAGATGCAGGCCTTCCAGCAGGGCATTCAGGGCATGCCGAACCTGACGGACAATGACCGGTCGATCCTGTCGAACAGCCCCGAGCTTGCACAATCGGTGCTCGGAGAAATCTACAAGAACAGGTTCGATCCGATGGCCGGGATCAGACAGCAGCAGGCTCAGAATGAACTTTCGTTGTTCCCACTGCAGAAACAGCAACTGCAGGCGGAAATTGCGAACTCTGCACCCAAGCCGCAGTTTACAACGATCGGTCATGACGCTTATGGCAACGCGACCTACGGGTGGGTTAATCCAAGAGCGCAGACCGTTACCCCAGCAAATGTCCCTGGGGCACAACCGGATACGGGTGCATCGGCAGAAACGCCACCGTCGGGCCCGACGGGAGCTGATTATCTTAAGACCCTTCCGAAACCCGTGGCCGATCAAGTAAAGGCGATTTCAGAAGGCAGAATACCAATTCCCGGCGGCTTTGCGCTGAAGACGCCCTACTGGCAGCAAAGAATGATGATGGTCAGCCAGTATGATCCGTCCTTCGATGCCACGAACTACGCCTCGCGCGCCGCAACGCGGAAGGATTTCACAAGCGGAAAGAGCGCTCAGAATATTACGTCGTTTAACACCGCCATCGGCCATCTCGGTGAACTCGATAAGTCAATCGATGCGTTGGGGAACAGCGACTACACGACTTACAACCAAATCAATAATGCAGCAGCCGGACCTATGGGCAACCGCGACCGGCAGGTCGCTCTGAAAAACTTCAATGTTGCTCGTAACGCGGTGAAGGAAGAACTAACCCGCGCATTCAAAGGCACGGCAGGATCGCTCGCGGAAGTCGAGGACTGGAACAACCAGATCAACGAGGCCGACTCCCCGGCAGCTCTTCACGCAGCCGTCAAGAAAGGCGTCGATCTTCTCGAAAGCCGCATCAACGCGGTTGGAGAACAATATAACCGCGGCATGAAAACGACTGCCGATCCGGTTACCCTTCTCAGTCCGCAAGCGCAAGAAGTCTGGAGACGTCTTAGCGACGGCCCGCAGCCCGCGCAGGATCCGCCATCTCAGTCATCTACACCGGTTGCTGCCTCGGTAGATCCGGCCAAAGTACCTGCAGGCCAAACCTTTACCTACAAGGGGCACACACTGAAAGCACTCGGCGGCGGCAAATTTCAGCAGGTGCAATAAATGGCAACTCTGAGTCTCAGCGATCTCGATAGCCTTCCTGATGTCTCAGGAGGCAATGTCCTTACTCTCGATGACTTGGCGAAACTTGATCCAAAGCAACCGTCTCAACCCCAGCAGCCACTTGGCTGGGGTGACGTTGCCTTGGGTGCGGCAAAGAACGCGATCCCGAGCACTGTCAATCTTGTCGCTGGCGTCGCGAATGCCGTCGCACACCCAATCGATACAGCACAGGGCATTTATGACGTCGGCAAGGGAGCTGTCTCAAAAGCAGCAGGAGCCCTTGGCGTACAGCAAGACCCGGCGACGAAAGCTCAGAATGAAGCGCAGATTAACGCGCTGAGGGATTTTTACGTCAATCGCTATGGCTCAATGGAAGGGTTCAAGAAAGCCCTTTCCGAAGACCCTGCAGGGATTGCCGCCGATCTCTCAACGATCTTCGCCGGTCCTGAATTAGCCCTAGCGCGCGCGCCGGGGGCAGTCGGGCGTGTCGGTGAGATCGCGGGAACAGCATCACGGGCCACGAACCCTCTGACGGCAGTCGGAAAGGTAGCTTCGAAGGTCGTCGAGCCCGTCGTCTCAAATGTGATCGGATCAACAACTGGCGTAGGTGCCATGCCGCTGCGCCAAGCAGCGCGCGCCGGATATGCAGGAGATACCGTTCTCCCTGCTAATATGCGCGGTCAAGTTCCAATAGATACCGTTGTCGATTCGGCGCGGTCCGCTCTCGGTGGTATGCGTCAGGATCGCAGCGCGGCCTACAAGGCGAACATGGCATCAGTCAATTCAGGGCCAGCTCATGTTGGATACCAGCCTATCTATAATGCTCTCAACGATGCTGACAGCATGGTCAACTATCAGGGTCTTGCCAAAAGTGACGATGCTCTGAAGACGCTCAACCAGATCAAAGACAAGGTCTCGGAATGGCGAGGCTTGTCCAACCCCTACACAGTGGAAGGCGCCGACGCTCTTAAGCAAGCCATCGGAGAAATCCGACAGAGCACGCAGCCTGGAACGCTCAGCCGCACGGTCGCCAGCAACGTCTATAACGCTGCGAAGCAATCAATCGTTCAGCAGGCCCCGGAATATGCCAAGGCGATGGCAGATTATTCCAAGGCCTCGGATCAGATCGGCGAATTGCAACGAACGTTCTCACTCGGCGAAAAGGCGAGCCGCGATACGACATTGCGCAAACTGCAATCGACGATGCGTAACAATGTCAATACGAACTACGGGCAGCGCACGAAGTTACTCGACGAGCTTGCGCAATATGAGCCGAGTTTGCCAAACGCTCTAGCGGGCCAGACGCTCTCGTCCGCGACACCCCGCGGGCTTTCCGGCCTCGGGGCCATTACAGTGGGAGGCGGCGGTGTTGCGATGCACGGTCTGCCGGCCTTGATGAACCCAACCTCTCTTGCCGCGCTTCCGTTCTTCAGTCCTCGTATAATGGGTGAAGCAGCATATGCGGCAGGAAAGGCGGCAAAGGGAACACGCGCCAAGCCAATCCTCAGCTTACTGCCATCAATCATTCAGGGCGGCTATCCGGTTAGCGTTTTAAGCGGCGGAATTGGCCCTCGTTACGATGACAACGGCAATCTCCTACCAGGTCAGTGATTACCGACACGTTGTCGTTCTCACTACGGGATCTCCGAGCACTGTTGAGCATGTCACTGTCGGCGGCGGTGCCATCATCGCGGCGCCAGCCGCAAAGAGGGCATCAGACTGCTGCTGCTGGGCTTGAGCGACCTGTGAGGAAAGTGCTTGCCGTCGGCTCTGAGCGCGCGCACCGATGGCGTCGAGTTCGGCCTTTGCTGCCGGTCCTTTGATCTTTCCGCTATCGACGTCTGATGCCCAGCGGAGTGTTTCGGCACGTTCTTCAAGAGCGATCGTCAGCCAGTCGCCGCCCATAGGCCGATAGAAGTCCACCTGTGCTTGCGTGATGCAGTCAGTGACGGGCATCATCTCTTTCCGGGCGCCGAACCTATCTTTGCAATTCGAAACGGCGGTGTTCTTGGCGATCTCGATATTGGACGCCGTTTGTAGTGCGGGCGCCGTCCCGCATCCCGAGAGTGATCCAAGCGCAATTGTCAAAAGTATTCGACGAAACATTAGAAAGTTCCCCCAATGGCAGAAATCGACTCTCTCATGAATACGGACAGTTCGAATACGGCCCGCTTTAACGGGTCCTTCAACGTGTCACAACTTGATAACGCTGGCCAGGCGCTTGAAGGCATGCTCGCGCGCTGGACGAAAGATATCGACGGCTCAAATACGACGACCGGATCAAATACGGCCTACACGATCCAGTTGAATCGTACAGGCATCTCCGAGCACGCTCAAGTGGGCCATATCCGCTGCCGGTTTCATGTGGCCAATGACGGGGCCTGCACGATCACGGTCAATGCCCTTGCGTCTAAGTCTCTGAAAAAGAGCGGGAACGCCGCGCTCGTCACGGGTGACATTCTCGAAAACGATCTGAAAGACCTTTGCTACAACCCGGCATGGGATGCCTATCAGGTAATGGGGATCTGACATGGCTGAAAAAACCCCGATCCCTGCGTCGTCTTTCGATCCCTCGCGCCATGTCCTTCATGGCCGCGATGCAAAGACGGGCGTTCAAAAGTGGTTCGCACTCTCGGAGATCGTTGCCGCTGAAAAGGCAATTGAAACAGTTGCCGAACCTTTGCTGCCGGTTCCGGAAGTCACCAAGGCAGACCTCCTGGCTTTGCAAACAGCCGTGCATGACGCGCTCGCCAATGTCCCGCCCGCTCAGTTCCCGGCCGATCTGATGGAAACCTTCACCACCATGACGCAGACGATCCTGTCACTCACGACACGGATTCAAAAGCTTGAAGCGGATAACGGCGTGTTCACTGAGAACTTTGCTCAGTTCAAAGCACTGACGGGGGTGGGGGTATGAATCTCAGCAAAGACGGCCTGCAGGTTATAGGTGCGATCTCTTGCAACCTTTCTCCATCTTGTAAATGAGCGATTTCGAGATACGAAACTCATTTGCGAGTTCCGCTACCTTCTCTCCCGCCGCTCTCCTTTGAAGGATTAATCTAGCAGTATCGTCCGTTAGTTTGCTCAAAGGGTGCTTCTCGCCCCTCAGGTCTACTAATCCAGTCTGCCACTGCTTCTGTGTATTCACCGCGAGCGTAACCCATTCGAGATTTTCGGCCCTGTTGTCTGTCTTAATCCCGTTGATGTGATTGACGGACAGATCGGGAGAGAACCCTGGAACAAACGCTTCGGCGACCAGTCGATGGATGAGGAAACGATGTCGTTTGCGGTCAACATAGAAGGCCGCAACCCTATACCCATGAGTTCCGATCTCCCCGGATATGAGTTGGTCTGGCTTTGTTTGTACTGCGATAGTTCCCCATTTGCTGCGTAGCCTATAGGACCGCTCGCGAACACGAAGTCGGCCGTTGTCAGAAACTTCAATAATGCCGCCATAGCCAGGCAGGCATTCAATCTTTTTCCAATTTTCCATTCGGGAAATATAGCATGAAGACGAGCGAAGAAGGCATTCGCCTCAATAAATCATTCGAGGGTTACCACAAGAAACTCACGAATGGAGATTGCACGGCATACCAGACCTATCTCGGCGGCGGAAAATATGACATTCCGACCTGCGGCTATGGCACCACTAAGGGCGTCAAGATGGGCATGGTGTGGACCGAGGCGGAAGCCACCACGCGCATGATGCAGGACCTCGAAGAGGCCGAACGGTACGTCCAGCAGTATGTGACTGTGCCGATCAATCAGAACGAGCACGATGCTCTCGTTCTCTTCACAAACAACTGTGGTCCGGCAAACCTAAAGAAGCTCATCGTCCCCTTGAACAAAGGAGACAGGATGGGGACGGCGAACAAGTTTCCGCTTTATGTCAAAGCGCAGGGTCGAACGCTTGCCGGACTCGTCTCTCGCCGCGCACGAGAACAGGCGTTGTTTCTGAAACCCGTCGAGGCGCCAGAAGAACCAGCCATGCCGCAGACGGTCGAGAAAGCCCCAGAAGCACCCTCGCGCAAAACAGTTGCCGCTGCCGTTATCGCGGCCGGCGCCGGCGTCCAGCAGATCATCCCCGCTGATCCTCTGGGAACCGCAGAAGGTCTGCTATCGACCGGAAACCGTATCCGTGGTGTCGCTTCACAGAGTCACGAACTCGGCGGCTGGGCGATTGGTCTTCCGGGCTGGCCGTACATCCTCGCAGCCTGCCTGCTCGGTGGCGGCGCATACTGGCTGCTCTGTCATCACCTTCCGGGAAAACAGACATGATCGGACTGATTACGTTCTTCGGCACGCTCTGGGGCCGCGTTGCGGTCGCTGGCGGCATCTTCGCTGCGCTCGTTACAGCGTGGCTCGCGTTTGCAGCCCATTACAAAGCCATTGGGGAGTCCCGCGTCCTGGCTCAGATTGAGAAAGGAACGGCCATCAATGTCAAAAAAGCTGACCGCGCGCGCGCATCGGTCGCGAACACTCCTATTGATAAGCTCGATGACGCTTATCGGCGTGATTGAAGGCGGCTGCTCGACGATGATCCCCGTAGACAGCGGGTGCAAGTCGTTTCGTCCGCTCTCATGGTCGCGCAAGGATACCCCGACGACGCAAAAGGAAGTTGTGTCCCATAACCGCGTCTACACGGCCCTTTGCAAGTGAGGTAGCACAGTGTCCTCATGCCGCCAACGCTAGATCCATCATCATCTTTCAGTGCTTGCGTCTCAAACCCCTGGAAGAAAGACGCAATGAAAAATGACTTCGACAGAGCCGCCAGACTGGCCATGGAAACTTCAGATCGAGCGGCGGCTCATGCGGCTCGAATTCACGGTACGCCATCTTGGGCGCAAGACTACGGCAGAGAAAGGACCATCCCCAATGTGGGGGCCGCGCGATATCCTGATCGCTTCAGCGGGGATAGCCATGGTGATCGGAACCCTGTGCGAAAAGACCGGCCTGACTTCAGTCGGAATGATGATCCTCAAAACCGTCGTCAAGGCCTATGGCGAGCGGTAAGGGCAGAGTTCTGCCCAGGAACTTTAGTGTTCCTGGCTTGCCTAGCCGTGACGGCTTTCATTGTCGTGGTGTGACCGGCTTAACTCTCCCTTGCGGCGCATGAAACGCTCCTTTAGCTGACAATCGTTAGTGATGATAAAAGCTTCCATGGAATTCGCGTCTGCGCTGTTGCGACGTACGAGCCGTCTTTTCGACGCACTTCTTGCACCACCCAAAGCCCGTCGTTCTGTGCATAGAGCCAGCTGGCATCATCAATGCTGATTGGTCCCTGAACACGCCCTCGCTTCAATTTGTAATTCCGCTTCAATCGTCGCGCGTGCTCGGTCGAGACTACTAAATCTTTTATAGACACTGATGCCTCCTCTCTAAGTTCCTGCTGAGTTAGAATTGGTGGGGGATGAATACAGTGATACCTCCCGTCGGGACAGCGGTTATTTCCGTCCAGCCGGACTCTGGTTCAAATATAGCAGGCGGTCGTTCTGGATGCGCCGCTATCAATTTTCCGCCCCACATCCCGAAGCTAGATCCTTCTGGCCGGAGAGCCATGGCGGCCTTTAGTTCGTCATCTGACATTCCCTCTCCTCTCTACGTTTCGGTTTAAACGGACGGCACTAGACATTCTATTTTTTGATCAGCTTGAGCTTTTCAACTTCACCAACTAGAGGGATATGACGCGCTCCCAAGGTCTTGAGCTCTTGCTCTAGCCAGCCGATCCGATCTAGCGCTCGCTCCAATTCCAATGCCGCTCTCCGGTAAGCAGCTCGCCAGTTGCGCTCTTTGTCAGAGAGCGGAAGTTTGCACGTGCAGCCTTCAGGGCCATACACGGCACCTCCCATGCAGCCAGGGACATGAAACAATCCGACTTTAGGCGCCCGCGCCCAATGGCAGTTCTTTGGTAATTGTTCGACCGGGACGGCCATGTCGTCTGCCCTTTGAGATGGTACAGACGGCACCAACGATCCTGAAAATCGCCCCTTCTGGTACATCAGTACCACGCGAACCACTTATTGATGTCTCAGAGAAGCCTGATTTCATTGGTGCCGGCTGTAGGATTTGAACCTACGACCCCCTGATTACAAATCAGTAGGCCGCTTTGAATCTACGCTATTTTATGCTTCCGACGCTAGTGGTAAGTATTGGTTTTCTTCACTTTTTGTCGTCTCTCCGTTCATGGTGGTTGGTACGCCTGAACCGCTAGTGCGCCTGATTATTTCTAGCGCTCCGGCAGCCCTACGAAGATGGTCTGGACCAAATTTCGCATAGTGCTTGCGCGTCGTTTCGATCGATGTATGTCCCATATACTCGGCTATCTCGGCGAGGGGCACGCCCGCTTGCGCCATATAGACTCCAGCCGTGTGTCGAAGGACGTACTGGCTGACGTTCCTGAGCTTCGCTCGCTTGGCGGCAGCCCTGATGCCGTTTCGGATACTCGCGATGGCGCGGCCGTCGATCTCGATGACGCGCTCTGACTTTCCCCGTGCCTTAAAGGCGACTTTCAAATGATCGAGAGCGGTATCGTTGATCGGCACGCGAGCTCGGCCTTTGCGCGTGCGGTCGCGGCCGTCGTCAAGATCGATGACGCGGTTCTTCAGATCCACGCGATCCCATGTCAGCGCGAGAATGTGTTTCGGCCTGCCGGCCGTCGTTACAGCAAGTATGATAAACAACTTGACGTGGAGCATGACAGCGCCATCAAGAAGCTTTTCGAGTTCGTATCGATTGAGCCATCGGTCGCGCGGCCGTGACGGCGGCGGCATCTCAAATTTTGGACACTTTGCAATGAGCCCTAGCGCGAAAGCGAAGTTCAAGGCGGCATGGGTATAGGAAAGATCGCTTCTGATTGTACTGTTGGAGCACCCCGATAGCCGGCGCGCATCCACAAATGCAGCGCAATCCTGATCCTTAATCTTATCGGGAAGCCACCCACCCCAAAATGGCTTGATCGTCTTCCGGACTTCCTCGATCCGCTTGAGATTGACGACACCTTTAGCCTTCCGGTCCTTCTTGTATAACTCAAATATTTCGTCGACGGTTAGGTTTCCGGAAAGCTTCAGGCGCTCCGTTTCAGTGTTGAGGGCACGGACAGCGCTCTTTGCGCTTTCCTCATCAGTTTCATCGAGTTTAATGCGGCGTCGGCTCTTGCCTCGTCCTCGGACGGCTGCCCACTTGCCGCGGTGCATGCCAAGTCGCCATTCTTCGCTGTCTGACATTTGCTATCCTTATATCTTTCAAGTTCATGGGGCTCGATGCGAACCATCCGAGGGCCAAACTTGATCGCGGACAGCTCCCCATCGCGGATCAACTTGTAGACGTGCCCGCGCTTGCAATCCAGGAGCTCTGCGGCACGCTGTGGACTAAGCAATGAATCCATATACCTACCTCCTTTCCTTCTTCAGATAGTCAGGCCACATGAGATGATCCGGTTACTCTGCCGCTTCATAAGTTGCTTCGAAGATGTCCGGCTTGCAGGGGTACAGTTCGCCCTTAACTCCGCGAATGATGAAGTCCCCGAGGTCAACGAGATGGTAGCCTTCAAGGGTATAAATCTGCAGCTCGCGGCCCGTTTCCCCGAAGCCAGGTCCAACAGGGAACAGCGCGCCTTTTTCGTCATGATTTTTGTTCCAAGCCTCATGTGCCCATGATGGCCACGTTGCGTTGCTTTCGCGGGTTTCTTCCGTCAATTGAAACGCTTCGATAACGACGGGCTTCTTGCGAAATTTCGTCATCTCTCTTTTCCTTCTTCCTCGTGTCAGGCCACATAGAGGGCTACTCTGCATTCCTTTTGAAAACGATAGACTGGATCAGCATGAAGACACCCTTGATCGCTTCATTGCTAGCTTTTGGATCTCCATTATCGTCTCCTATCACCTGATTGATTGCCGATCGTATTTCACGAAGTGATCGCTCGTAGAATTCAAAATCTTCACTTTCCATTTTATCCCGTCTCCTTCTCTGTGTGAGAGTGGGCTTGCAGATAGGCTTCTCTTGCTCTGCGGAGATCGCCGACGGTTATTCCATCAAAATAAACGACGTCGTCATCCCATGATGAATGAACAACGTCGGTCCAATTCGCAAACGGTTCCACTGCTTTCATAAGGCCGTCTATAAGAGTGCGGAGACGCAATAATTCCATGTCCTTTGCGCTGGCAAATGGTGATGTTTCTACCGGCATTTTATTCACCTTTCGCTTTCAGATCGTCTTCGGTTCGTATGCGAGCGGCACGCCAGCCATCTTGCAAATCTCGCGAGCAATCTTTCGCGCATCGCTGAGACGGCTCGCAATTTCGCTGTCGTAGTCGGCCAGTTCTCCGTCTGCCAGCAGCCGGTCGATCATGCGACCGATGATGTCATAGCGGTTCAGCTCTGCGAGGCTTTCTAGTGTAACGGGCTTCGGCGGAGTTTCATCTCTAGGCGCCTGAGCTGCATACTGCGGATTATGTGTCATCTCTATTCACCCTTCGCTTTCAGATAGGCTTCTCTTGCTCTGCGGAGATCGCCGATAGTGCAGCGTTTCAAAAACGTACTTCCCGACTCTCGGCCCCAAACAGCATCTTCGTCGGCAAGCGTAGAAAAATTGTCCGCATATTCCGCAAACGGTTCCACTGCTCTTACAAGGTCTTCGAGAAGAGAACGGAGATGTTCGATTTCGGAAAGCGGGATGCCGTTCGCAAGCTTCGCTTCTGGCGTAAGGTAATCCGGCCAGCACAAATGATCGCATGTTCCAGTCGGGTTTCGAACGGCGATGGGTGCTAGACAATGCTTGCAATTGTCGCCAAGCGTTTCTTCGTATGTCTCACTCACGGCTTTCCCCCTCCATTTGAATTGAGAGCGCGGATGGCTTGGCGCGCGATGCGTCGCGATCTGTCGTCCAAATTCGCCTCGATGATCGCGTTTTCGCAGTCTCGGATTGCATTCTCCCTCGCTTCCCCAAGCTCTTTCTGTAGGCGCTCTATGAGGGCGACTGCATCACTTACGGCCTTATCAAGATCTTTAAGTCGATCCCGAACATCAATAGCGTCGTATAATTCTGGAGATGGAAATAGGGATCGCAGTCTCTCCACCACATCATCTTCTAGGACTGGGTTCGTCATGGGTGGTTAGTCCTTCAGGTTTTTAAGAAGGACGCGAACGGCCTTCTCAAGATCCGCGCCGTCGAAAACGCGAACAGAGCAATTGTCGATAGATCGGATGCGCCGCTGTGATTCCGCGTGGTCGATTAAGCCAGAGCGTCTTTCCGAAGCTATCTTCTGCAGCGCAAGCGACTTGTCCTTCTGGCTCTGAAGGTAGGCGAACCATCGTTCACATTCGGCTTTTGCTTCGGCCAGTTTCATCTCTCTTCATGTCCTCTCTGGGGGAAGGGCTTCGCGATGGGTGAGCAAAACACGCTCTACCAACGAGCGGCAGAGATCTTTGCGAGTCACGGAAAGACTATCGTACCAATCCATGCAGCCAAGCTTCTGAGGTCCATATTCATCGCCCCATAAGTGCATCGCGACGATAGCCTCGGCGTGCGGATTGAGATTGCGCCGCTCGCGTTCTATTTGGGCCGCACGACTTGTCGTCTCACGCAGCCATCCCGGTTTTAAAGCGACTTCGCGGGTCATGATCTCTGTTCTCTATCCTTTGGGGGAGGGGGGAAGGCCTTTCTCTAGCCCGTACTGGACGAGCAAGTTCAGGCCACGCGCGATCATCTCGGCATCGCGCCTGGCATTCGAGTGATGATCATCGAAAGCATCATTCGTCGCACATACGAGACGATAACTATCTGGTCTCTCGTCGATGATTTCGTACCGGATTGAGCCGTCCTCGTCGTCCGCTCGCGTAACGACGTATGGCGCGGCGGGATCGAATGTCTTGCGGAGCGGCCGTGGCTTTCGCTTTAGCGTATGAACTTCACCCATCTCTCTTCACCCTCCTGATGGAGCCTGAGAACGGTCGGCGGGTATCGCCATCCTTTGGAGCATTATTTCGGCTCTTGCTGCCAAGCCGATATACTCTGCGTAGTCCGGCGGGATCGCTTCACTCAATTCAGATAACGTCATCCAATCGGCACCAATGGCTTCCTTCGCGGCTGTTGCATGACCGCCTTCCCACACGTCACGAGTGCCGCGACCTCCAGCGCTCGCCGCCCTCCTGCGTGCGTGTCCTCCGTAGACGCCGATGACTGGTTGGTCGCCGTGGCGGCACTCTGGTTGCGCAATCGGGAAATTGGCCTCGAACAGTCGATGCCGCTGAAGTCGGCATCCTTGCGCGCCGAGCCCGAACATCGAACCACAGAGAATGATCGGGTCCCGAAGCGCCCAGCGGGCCTCTTCAACGTTTTCGATCACCCAGGGAATGTTGTCCGGGAGTCGGTCGCGAACGGCGTCGATGAGCAGTGGAGCGCCCTTCGCACCCGGTGCATGTCGCATAGCTGTGTATCCTTGGCATGGCGGGCTCGCCCAAATAAAATCAAACCCATCGAGCGGGAACGTCATGGCGTCAGCCTGATGAAATTCGAACGGGTAACGTGGTTGGGGCTCGATATCGACGCCGACAACATCAAAGCCAGCACGATGCAGACCCATGCCTGCCCCTCCTGCGCAGCAGAAAAGATCAAGTGCTATCGGCCGTGCCCCCACGTCTTCCCCCTATTCCCCTGATGATGGTGATGAACGGTCGGTCATAGCGGAACGAATGCTCCCTTTATCCCCGACATGGCGAGCAGCCTCCGGTCCCGATGGCCGTAGGCGACTAGACAAGACGGTGCGCCGGAATTGGCTTCAGCGCGGTCGCCATTCGGTCGGTGAAAATACAGTCTGTCCTCAATAAAGAGCACAGCAGACGCGGCGCGCCACACTGTTTCGACGAACCATCGCGTTTCAGTGCGGGCGAACACAAGGGCGGTTCCGCAATTATGATCTGCCATCTTGCGAAGCCATTTCACGGCTTCGCTGCTATACGGTGGATTGCACCACACGCGGCCAAACCATTCCGCGGCAAGGCCATCCTCGGGAAGCGAAATATGCGTCTCTGCGGTTGGCCACGGACGCGGCTCTGGGGCCGCGCATGGGTCGAGATCAAAATGTCCTAGCGCCTTCAGGATGTCCGGAGGTGTCAACCAGACGTCGCTCACCATAGACGCGCTCTGGTGGCTTCCCATCGATCGGCGCTTTTCTACGACTTCGACAACGTCGCTCATTTCCCACCTGATGATTGAAGAACGGCACGGGCATTCTTTTCGAATGTCTCAACCTCAGAGATCATCTCGAAGAAGGCTTCTGCGTCACAGCTATCGCCATCTGCTGACGGCCCTTGCTCCTTGCATGCTTCAATCATTGATCGGAGCCATGACAGCGGAGATATTACCTCGGGCGTATCGACGGGGCCGCTGAACGCCTCTTCCAGCACCTTCACTCTTTCCAGCGCTGTGTTGAGTTCGGACTGGAGGCGGTCGGCTTCATCCTTCCAAAACACTGGCGGATTTTTCCCGATATCATCGCATGCAAGACGCGCCCAATGCATTGCCTCGGTATGTTGGCGCTCGGCGTCATCTTCCGACTCTTTAAGCGCAGCCTGTAGGTGCTCAATCTCGGTTTTGGCTTCCAAGACGAGTTCGCAATCGGTTAAGCGGCATTCATCATCGAAGACATTCGCGCGCCGAAGCAGCCTCTCCACAATTGACATGGTCATTCGAACCTCGCAAATTTTCCGTGGTACTTCTCGGCAGCTGCGCAATATGCGCCATATGCCTCTTCCGGAGTGTCGAAAAGCCCAAGGTATTTCTGCTTGCGGTCGACGCAAATCTTCGCTTCCCAGCGGTTTGTGCTTCTGTTCAGGTGCACACCCTTGAAGCCTGATTTGTTTCCACGACCCTTTCGCGCGTTACGAATGTTCTCGGTATTATTCGCCTCGCGAAGGTTGCAAATCCTATTGTCATCCCGAACGCCATTGATGTGGTCTAAAAACGCAACCGGCCATTCGCCAGTCATGTAGAGCCAGGCAAGGCGGTGAGCTAAGTAATCGCGACCGTGCAAACGTATCCGCACGTAACCTTTAGCATCCATAGTTCCAGCCGAATCTCCGGCTCTAACGCAATTGCGGGTGCTAATTCGCCAAGTCATAGCACCTGTATCTGGCTCATAATGAAGAGCCGCCCTCAATCGTTCTAACGTCAGTGGCGTTGCTTCTGTCATGGGGCGTCCTCAGTCTCTGGCATAGGCGGCTTCCATCTGACTTTAGTCGTTATTGCGCGCCCATCTTTCAGAGCGAGATTGCAAAGCCGTGACTCTTCCTTTAGCGCACCTTCCCGTGTCGTGAATCGACCTGCGATGCGGTCGCTCACATACAGTATGAACCCGCGATATGGCGTTGCTTCTGTCTCTTTCATTTATCCCCCACCTCCGTATCTGATGAAGAAAGAAGGGAAGTTTTGTTCAATTGGACAGCGTCGCTTACTGCTTCGTTCGAGAAATTCAGGCTGCTGTCCGGAGCAAGAGGCAAAGGCATCCAGTGAGTTGGTGTGAGCTTGTTGAACATCCCAAGTGACGGGATGCACCACCCTGGCGAATAAGGCATCTCGTTACTCGATCCCTCAAAGCCCTCGTCCCAGTAGCCCTCTCCAACACAACCATGGACAGTGAGAAGGATAGATATGCCTATTCTCTTCGGTGCCGTCTCTATTGGCCGCCACTCCGAACGAACGGTGACTTTCTCCGGCGCTTCCGTTGTGCTGGCGTTCGCTTGAACCAAATCTTCCCCGTCTTTCCTCTCTGACTGGATCATGGGGTTTCTCCGAGGGCTTTGGAGAGAGCTGCATTGCAAGCGTCGATGATCGCTTTGTCGTTGTCTGAATATTCTACGCAATCACCTCGGCCTGTAGCGTTGGCCAGAAGCGCCACGAACTCAGGCGTAATTCGACTTAGAGCCTCATAGAGATCAGGCGCTGCTGCGATAAGCTTGGCGTCGCTAAGGCCTACACCTGTCCTGGGATCGAAGCCGACACAGGCGATGTTTTCGTCTCTCGATTTCTTGTCGTCGTAGCGATTAATAGAATGCCACTCGCCTCCGTTCATGCGATGGCGAACGCCACTGACAAACCAAGGCCCGCGTGTAAATCTCGTCTCTTTCTCTGACATGCCTATAGTTCCCCCTAGCGCTCTACGACTTGTCCGTTCATCTTCTTCTTGAAACGCGACTTGCGTCCGCATGGCATGGGCTGTGATGTTCCACGCGCATTGATCTGCTTCTCGAAACCGCGACGGGCCTTGTCGACGGCCGGCCGGTTCCGTTTCGTCTTTGCGGTATGGCACCGCTTGCGCATCACCATGCAGTTCTCAACGGTCGGCTCGCCGCCAAAGAAGTCTTCTTCGATATGGTCGTATTCCGGACCATCACCGGGAATGATCTTCACGCCGCATCCGCACTCGCAAATGCCTTTGCAGCGTAGCCATGCGGCAAGCTTCACCTTCTTTGAGAACTCGCGTCGGCTCATGCGCTCAGAGCCTTCTGTAGAAGGTCTCTCGCGCCGTTGACCTGCACCCTTACGCGCTCGTGGCGAACGTCGGTAGCTGCCGCTTTGAGGGCAGCAAGAGCCGATGCCATAACGACTTCAAGCTCAAGCTTTGAAATCTCTCCATCGAGCTTCGCAGCTCTTTGCATCTCTCCGTCCATTAAAACATCGAGACGTTCTTTGATCGCCTGAAGTCGGTCAAATGTGTCAGTCATTTCTTTTGACCTTTCGCGGGAATCGGTTCCTCGTCTGACGACAGAAGCGACTTCCCGTATTCCGAGAACCGCTGGCGCATGATCGCAAGCTCGCCTTCATCGAGTTGAGAGAAGCGCCGCTTGGAATTTGCATCGTCGCCCCACTCGTATAGTTTCGATGGGTCCTTGTTTTTTTTCATCTCAAGCGTGAGAGCCGACAGCAGAGCGCTGTCCTTGTGTTCGTCGGTGATCTTATTGAGCTTCGCGCTTTCGCCGTCGTCGTCGGCTTCGTCAGTTGTCAGGCCGAGACCCATGAGCAGCGTTTTACGCTGGCCGTAGCTGATCGCAGAACTCATTGCGCCTGGGTCCATACGGCTCAAAGGCATCTCAACTTCTGTGCGTTGAACTTCACCGCTTTCTGTGTGAACAAGATCGGTGAAAACAGGCACAAGCCGCCCTTTGACGCCTCCTCCCTCATCAAGAGGCCACGACTTCAGCGTGCCCTGACGTATGCGAACTCCATGCTTGTGAAGGATCGGCCTAACAGTCTCCAGAATGGCCTTCAGAGAAGCGTATTTGGATTTGTACGCCGGATTAACGCGGTCTGTTGTTATCCACGCTGGAAGCTCAATTACAGCCGCCATAAGAGCAGCGTCTAGCTTTAGCTTTTCGAGGCCAAGCAATTCAGCTTCTTCGACTTCCAATGCTCGGCGCGCGGCGTCTATTGCCTTGTTGCTGATCGTTTCCGGAAACATTTCTCCGGTGTCAGGATCGAAGTTCGTTTCTTCCATCATTTGCTCTCGAACTCCTTGCTTCGTGCAAGCTCGTTCAAATCCTTCACATCAACGAACACATCGTTGTCGATGAGGTCACGGAGGAATGCATGCTGCGCTCGTCGACGCTCTGTCACCGCTTGATCGAGTTCGATTTCAGCCTCTGTGATCTTGGCCTCGAACTCGCTTTTCATGGTTGCGAGATAGGTTTCGGCAACTTTCACTTCTTGCTCGTATGCTGCTTTCAAACGTTCGACGTTTGCTTGCGCCGTGACGACGCGAGGCGTTCCATTGCGAGCCGCACTTGCGAGGTTTTCGAGAGGAAGCCTGCGCACGTTTGACGATGGTTGCGTTACAGTTGCCGCCGCCAGCATGTCGCGAAGCCAAGGAGCTTTAGCCACGGTCACGCCTCCGCCGGTTCGTAATTCATCTCGAAGAAGTCAGACGACAGCGCGTAAATATCGCCTTCGCTGCTTTTGATGATGTAATGCCCAGACTGAAACGGGATCGGCATTCCATCTGGACCGACGATCATGCCGCCCGTGCCGTCAGGCTTGAAAATGCACAGCCCTTTCTCCATCGCATCGGCGAGCCAAATAGGGTCCTCTGACTGGTCAGGTCCGCCGGTCCATTTGAAGGCGTCGACGTTGAATGTCTTCTTGCGAAACTTCGCCATGTCATCCCCCGAGATAGATCCAAAGCGCTGCTAGAAGTACGAAGCCATTTGCTGCAAAAGCGATTGCGAGTGCTGTTCTGAAGGGTCGTTCCATGCGTCCAGTCCTGGCGGTATCATGGCGAGCACGACAAAGACGAACGCAGCCGCGCCTGCCATGAAGAAAAAGAGCTTCCTGTCGAACCTGTCGCCATACGTGAGAAGTCGCTTGTTCTTCCGCATGCACAAAACTCCGAAACTGAAAGGGTTAGTCGTCGCGTCCTGCAGGCCCGTACAGACGATCAAGGATGTAAGTGGCCGCAATGAACACGACGCAGGCGAAGGCAATGCCGACGAAGAATGCAGCTATGAGGCTCATTCCGCAGCCTCACGCGGTTCCCACTGCTGTTCTGCAATGGAGACAGACCACTCGTTCAAAGCGTGCTCGATCTCGTCTTCGTATGATCCCTCGATGAGATCTGCGATCCGGCTAATTGGGTTTGTCGCGTCATAGATCGAAGGAACATCGAACTCGCCGTCAGGCTGGTGTCCGAACGATTCAAGGGTGATGTGCACAACCTTGCCATCGCAATCGACGTCAGCACGGCCATCAAAGCCCTTGCCGTATTCGCCACCATCAATCGGAAACCCAACTTCGAAATCTATCGAGATCACACCGACGTTCATCTCTGTGCGTCCTTCTTTTGAAGATCAGCCAGACGAGAGCGAGACCCGCGACCCATACACGTCCCTCAATCTCGTTCCCGTCTGGCGTTGTGCTGGCGGTCTGAACCCCCGCTGCCAGCATTCCGAATTTCAAGGGCGCTGCTGCCGAGAGAGGGTAATCAGCATCATTGCGAGCCGCTTGGGGCTCTCGGCAGCAGCATCGACAAGGTTCCGAGTGAGACGGGAGGAAGTGTCAGACTTCGGTACATCGACGATGAATATGAAGTTAATTCACGACGCATGAATTGGTCAAGAAGAAAATTCACAGAGCATGAATTTTTGTGCACAGGTAAAATTGTCACGTGGCGTGAAGTTTATACGTTCCGTCCACGGACAGCGTTAATGGGATCAGCCGAGCAACCGCGCGCAGGCGCGAGATAACTTCCTGCTTAGAGAAGTTTTAAGGCTGGACAAATTTCACAGCCGATGAGCATTATAAGGCTTATTAATCAGTAATGTTTTTGGCCTGGTGCAGCGCTTCCAGCGCGTACTCCATCTCGCGGCGGAGTGTCGATGCGTTCCCGCGGAATATCCAATCGAACGTTATTTTGTAGGTATCGCAGAGGCGGTGAGCCTCATCCAGCGATGGATACGTCGTAGCCGTTTCATACTGATTGTAGGTCGAGCTACCTATTCCAGCCTTTGCAGCAAAGTCTCGCTGAGTGCCCCCGATCACGTTGCGAGTGAGGCGCAACCGATAGGCGACACCTTCCTTGCTTCGGGCCGTGAAAAGATCGGCAACGGGAGCAACTACATCTTTTTTGCGCACGGGCGCCTGCCGCTTATTCCTGACCATGTACTCGCATAGCGGCTTTCAACGTTACTGCAAAGCTGTGCAAAGACACACCGGGGGGCGATTGACAAAATTCATGAAGCATGAAAATCATTCATTCATGACCGATAAGCCCATTTCAACCCTGCGCGATCTCGTCAAGGCTTATGGGGGAACTGGAAAGTTCGCCGAGTTCCTTCACGTCGTGCCGAGCGCCGTCAGCAACATGCTCCGGGATGACGAGCTGCCACGCGGCTATCACCTCGAAGTCTACCTCGATTGCCAGCGCCGAAATCTCAGGATCGACAAGCACGCCTTGTTCGGGATCGAGGATGAACGGGGCGGGAAGTCAAACCCTAAGCAGCGCCGGGAGGCGCGTGCCGCATGATGCTGACGCACGCAGATCTAGATAACCAATTGGCGGTCATCATCGATGAGCTTTCTAGCGGCATGACATCAGTTCTTAGAACTCGAACCTTCCGCCACGGGGACAGCCTTTATTCCATTCAAGAGGGCTTGGCGCAGGGATACGGCAGCTTCGAACGCGAGGGCTATTCTCTCGACGACTACGAATTTGTGCCCGGCGGAGCTCGATTCCCCGAGTTTCAATGGGCGCCTGACGCCCATTGTCAGAACGAGATGATCGTTCCGTATCTCGCAGGAAATCATCGTGTCCACATACGTTTCGGTGACGTTGTGCGGGTCTTCAATCGTTATGCCTGCGGCCTTCTCTTCAGATTTCTGAGTCATTTCAAACCCTCCAGTTGAGGGCCTGATCCTACACGAGTCCCAGTCTCAGTAGCGTTGCGTGAGTTGGCTGGCGGTTATTGCCGTGGCCATCGGAGCAAGGTCTTTGCCTCGGCAATGGTGCCGGGGACTGCCTCGCCCTGCAGCGAAAGCGCTCCGATGGTCACCGCTGTAGGCGTCTTGGACCTCCTGTGAAACTTGGCCGGGGCTCCCCAGCTCCGGCCTCTTTCTCCCGAGGGTCCAAAAAGAAAAGACCTCGATCTGGGATGAAGCAGATCGAGGCCAGAACGCTCATATTGGGGGTACTTAGATGACAGAACAGACGCTACACGAAAACGCTGTCAACGACAAGAATCTCGCTGCTTCGTTTGACAGAAAAATGGCGGAGACAACGCTATGAGCCGTTGGTTTCGCTTCTACGACGAAGCTCTCGACGATCCCAAAGTTCAGCGCCTTGCGCCGCATAATTTTCGCGTCTGGGTGAATCTTCTTTGCATCAGCAGCAAGAACGGCGGGACGCTTCCGACCGCCGCAGATATCGCCTTCAAACTGCGTATGAGCGAACTCGACGCGAAGACCTCTGTCGAAGATCTCATCATGGCAGGACTAATCGACATCGACGCCAATGGCGTGATGACTCCTCACAATTGGAAAGAACGTCAGTTTGCATCCGACACGTCGAAAGACCGCACGCGCAAATGGCGAAAAAATAAAGAGAATAAAGTTGGTGACGTCACAGTGACGGCGCGTGACGAAAAATGTGACGGTATAGAAACATATACAGATACAGAAACAGATTCAGACTTAGTTCCTTCTTCCATCGAAAAGCCGCGCGGGAAAAAGGAACAAAGTTTTAATTTAGGTTTGACGAGGACGAAGGGAACGGGAAGGGATGGCTTAGAGCGCGTTAAGCGTCGCGCCGAAGGCCTTGGGCTTCCTGTCGATGACCTCGTCGGCATCGTAAACAAAAACAAGGCGAGCAATCGCACCGCCTACTTCACGTCTTTGTGCGTGACGCGCCTGCAGCAAAAACTTCCTGGCCTCGACGAAGGCGCGATCCGCGCGGCGCTGTGGGACAGCGACGGCATCGCATTCGGAAACGTCTGCAATGCGCTTCTGGCGGCGGAGGCTGTCTGATGGTTCTCCCGCTGGTTTCCGATGCTGACCGTCAATGGGCGATGAAGCAGTGCCCGCATTGGGCGTCCGTTTCGTTTGAAGACGAAGACGGCGAGATCATCGATGACGGCAATTGGCTCGACGGCGCAAGTTCCACGATGAGCAGACTTCCGAAACCGAACTGGGCCGATTTTGTGCACGAACAGGCCGAACGGTTCGAAAAGTATTTCGGATACGAGCAGAAGACCTACGAGGATTGGTCAGCGCTGTGGCGCAAGAGTTGGTGGCCGAAAGCCGATCCGTACAGGAGGTGGCCGAGCATGGCGAAGAAGGAATTCCAGCCGTTCTTTCGACGCGGAACGAAAGAATTCGTGCGCGCGCTTGAGGTCGCAACGCCGGAAGAGCGCAAGATGTGGAAGCAATTCGGAGTGGCGCAATTCAAACCTGCTGACCCGCGCTTGAAACTCGTCGAGGAACAGAAATGACCCAGATCACCGATTATGCGCGCGAACTCGCTGAAAATCTTCGCGCGATCGAAAAGTTTCAGGGAAACATCAAGGATCTAATCGCTTCCGCGAAAGACGCCGGAATTAACACGCGCGCCCTGCGGAAGGTCGCCCGCGAGATCGTTATGGCGCCTGACAAGCTGGAGTCTCTTTACGAAGACGAGGAACAGCTTTCCTTGTTCCGAACAGAAGTCGGGTTGACGACGAGGTTTCAGGAGGCTGCTGAGTAATGGACGACTACAACGCCTCGGACAATGCAGCAAAGTCCTATGACCTCGCCATTAAGACGATGAGGGAACAACTTCAGTCGTTTCCGAAGACTCGGATAGGGGGCGCGACGCTGTATTTGGGCGACAGCATGGAGATCATGCCGTTGCTGCCCGCGGCTGACCATATCATTTGCGACCCCCCGTACGAGGCGAGCTTACACGAAAGCAAAAACAGTCTGCGCGGACCCGTCCGCGTAGACTGTGGGCCGGATTTGAAGGGGCTTGATTTTGAGCCCATAGACGCAATTCGGGCTGATGTTGTTTCCGCAGCCGAACGCTTATGCAAGGGATGGTTCATCGCCTTCTGTACAGTTGAAGGCGTCGCTAAGTGGGCTGATGCCATCAACCCATCCGAGCTGAAATATAAGCGAGCATGCGTATGGGTTAAGCCAGATTCCACGCCCCAGTTAAACGGTCAAGGGCCAGCCCAAGGCGCGGAGTGCTTTGTTTCGGCATGGGCTGGCCGAGGCCATGCGCGGTGGAATTCAGGTGGAAAGCGCGGGGTCTATACGCATTGTGTAAATGGGCCCCATCGACAAGGCGAACACCCAACCGAAAAGCCCGCATCCCTTATGCGAGAGCTAGTTCTCGATTTCACATCTTCGGGAGAGACTATTCTTGATCCGTTCATGGGTTCCGGAACGACAGGCGTGGCGTGCGCTCGTCTTGGGCGCAAATTTATTGGCATCGAACTGAACCCGCGATGGTTCGACATCGCCTGCAAGCGCATAGAGCAGGCGTATGCCCAGCCGGACATGTTTGTTGAGCCTCCCGCTCCGAAAGCCGAGCAACTCGATTTGTTGGAGGCTGCCGAATGATCCACCGCATCCGCTTATTCCTCTGCCGCTATCTCTCCTGGCACGAGATGGAATGCTTGTTGGAGAACTATAAGGGCACTTACGAGCTTCATCGGTGCAAGCATTGCAAACTCAACGCAGCAGTTCATTGGCATACACGAGAGGTGAAGTTGCTCTCATGGCGATAACAGCACATCAAGCCTCAAACATCCGCCTGCTTTGGCATCATGGCTTCGATACGTTTGCGATATCTGCAGAGTTCAACCTGCCGGAAGGCGAGGTTTACAATTACATCGCAGCCTGGATTGAGCGAAAGGCAAACAGATGCCGGGGCATAAGATCAAGCTTCGCGGCTTTGACGCCCCCTCCCGCTTATGCGCAGCGAGTTGAAACACAGATCGAGACTGGCTGAGGTTGATGGGATGAGCGCTGCAGAAACGATCGTTGATGAATTGATACAGGCGCTCCAAAAGCGTCCGGACACCTTCACTGCCGGTGAATACACGCTGGATGATAAAAACACCGGAATGTCGTTTTGGATCGCGAACGGAAGGTTCTCGGCAGGCGTACATCACCCATTCAACTTGCAGTTTGGCGCATGGCAATCATGGAAGTTTCACCGCGCGCTTACCCGTTGGAAGGCTTGGTATGCGGTGAAGAAATTGCGCGAGGGTAAGAAATGACCGGCCACCGCATCTCTCTCAAAGGCTTCCGCATCAAAGACGGCAAGCTCGAGCGCGTCCCAGGCTACGGCATGAACGCCTCACAGAAGATCAAGCAGAGAACCAGCAAGCGTATGCGTCCGGTGAAAAGGAAACCATGATGACCTGGTACTGCCTGCGCACGCATCCGCAACGGGAGTTCACCTTGACCGGCCGTCCGGATGAAAACGGCGAGTGGCTTCCCGGCGTGTTGGAGCACAAGGGCTACCAGGTATTCTGCCCGACCGAGACGAAGTTCCGCAAGACGATCAAGAAGGGGCGCCGCGTTTCGGTCCCGAGGCTCTATCCCATGTTCACCGGATACATTTTCGTCGGCGGCGCGTTCTCATGGCTGCATTTGCTCTCTGAGCCGCACGTTCTCGGCGTGGTGGGATTTCCCGACGAGTTCGGAGAACGCCGTCCTGCGCCAATCTCAGAAGAAGAAATGGCAAAGCTCAGAAACATGTCCGGTGCACTCGTCCCGCATAAGCGGTCGGTCAATCCGCATCGGGCTCTACGTATAGGCGAGTTGGCAGAGATTGCGGTCGGCCCGTTCTCAGGTCAGATCGTCAAGATCGAAGGCCTGCACGGCCGAAAAGCCCGGGTATTCATGAACCTGTTCAATGTGCGAAAAGAGGTCGAGATCGACTTGGCGAATTTGGAGGCGGCTTGATGATAGACGATGATGATGAATATTTTCCGCCCCGCCCATTCCACGGCGTTTTCACGTTCTGGATAGATGGTCAACTGGTCGCCAAAACGGTGTCGGTCGTAGGAACGTCGGGAAAGCTTTTGGAGGACGACCCTGCTGCGAGAGAAGAAATTGTATCGCAATTTAAAATTGCTCTCGCACAGGCAATCGTTGACAAGAAATTGATGGCTATTGAAATGCAAAAGGGCGAGCCCGAAGACCCGCCCTCTGAAACTTGATCTGGAACCGTTAAGCGCAAGCCCTGTGGATCGTCACTTTCGGAGCGTCTTCCCCGAAACGGTTTCGATATTCGTTCCGAACCACGTGGAACTGAGGCTTGATGCCTTTGGCCCTGAGCTCGGCTGCGATCGTGTTGGCTTTGATCTGCCGTGTCGAGCGGGTGCGTGAGCCGCCCGTCGGCGGTTCGGAACTCTCTGGAACTGTGGTGGAACCGGGTTTCAGTTCCATTGTCTGTTTCGTTCCGTGCGCGCCGAAAGCGATCAGAGTTCCAGCCAGTCCGTTCGCACCGACCGACAAAAGCCCCGCCATGATCAGATCAAGCGCCCATGCCGGGAGCCCAAGACGATCAGCCAGAGGCGTTGCAGAAGCCGGGAGCGGATTGGCTTCGACCTCGGCCTGAGCGGCTTCGATCTCAGACTGATGCATCTGCTCGGCTTCTGACGTAGCAGCTACAAGTTCATCCTGCGCCTTGTCGGCGAGAGCTTGCTTGCGGCGGCATTCCGATTTGCAGCCGTCCGATGCTTCTTTTGTGACCGCTTCGTCTTTTGCTTCCTTGTCGGCCTTGGCTTGTTCGAGACGGGCAGAGGTAACGGGAGCCGCCTGCACCTGTTGGAGCTTGGCAAGAGCAGCGTTGTGCTTCGCCAAGGCATCCTTCAGCGGGGCGGCTTGGTTTTCACGCTCGACGACGATGCGTTCAGCCGTTGCCGAGAAGTTGAACGCCTCACCGGCGACGAGCGCTGCAATGATGACCAGGCCAACCTTGCCGGCGCCCATGCCGACAACGCGCGCGCCCGCAAATACACCGGCGCTGAGAGCCGCAACCAGAAGCGCATGGGACGAGAACCAGCCGCCGGTCTGTAAGACGTTGGCATTGGTCGTTGCAAAGAGAATAGCGACGCCCGTAGACGTCGCTAGACCCTCAGCCGTTGAGAAGAGTTTGTTCATTGGCCGATCGTCTCCTCAATCGAGGCTTCGACCATGAGGCTCAATACGGCAATGGCGCCCACAAGAATAACAGGAGCCAGACTTGCCAGTAACACAATCATTGCTAGAGTAGACATCGTGAAAGTCCTTTCTTGAGATGGGATGGATTGTCACCAGCCCCGGGTCGGTTCCAGCCGATGGCCGGGGCAACTCATTTACAGGGTCAAATGTAACGCACTGTCTTACACTAGTCAATGGGTATTGACGCACAATGTAAGATACTGTAAGACAGTGGCATGGCGAACACACCGACACTGACCGTGCGCATACCACCTGAGCTTCGCGAGCGGATTGAGGCCGAGGCAGAGCGGGAAGAGCGCACGACGAGCAACATGCTGCTGCGTCTCGTTTCGGAAGCGTTGGCCGCGCGTGACCGAAAAGACTCCCGCAAAATCAAGTAAGCGCCGGTAGTTGACAGCAATCGCGAATTAGCTGATTGGAACTTATCCCGTATTGCGTCGTCGAGCTAAATAACGCCACGTATACGCATCGGCCTGGCTCGCATTTCCAACGACGGTAGATGCAACGCGCATCCCGTCGAATCCGGAAATGCGAGCAAAATAACACAACACAATTCGAACAACCCTACGGCTATCGGCGGTTCATTCGCGCCGGATCGCTCTTGTCGTACTCACCGTGGCCGCTTCTGCCGGGCGCGTAGGGTTCATCCCAAACCTGTAGCCGCGTCGCGCCGGGCTGCTTCCCTCGCTTAAGCGCGATGTTGGATTCTTCCTAGCCGTGCGAACTCCTAATTCTAGGACCTAGTGCGGAAGGCGACAGGCCCCATTAATTCAAAAGGTGCCCATGGAACTGACCAGCGAAGAGCTGCGCAGATTGCTGCACTATGACCCAGAAACTGGGGTGTTCAGATGGAAATGCCAACCCTGCAATCGGGTGAAGATTGGTCAGGAAGCTGGAACCGGGAGTAATGGATATTCCCTCATAAGAATATCCGGGAAATGCTTTAAAGCCCACCGCCTCGCATGGCTTTACATGACAGGCGAATGGCCGAAGGAATTCATCGACCATATCAACGGTGTTCGGAGCGACAACCGGTTCGCTAACCTCCGAGAAGCTACCCAAGCCGAAAATAAGCGGAATATTGGGAAGCTAAGAAACAATACGTCCGGGTTCAAGGGCGTATATTTTAACAAGCTGTTTAACAGATGGCAGGCGCGGGTAATGGCGGCTGGAAAGTCCATCTATCTCGGATCTTTCATGACGCCGGAGGAAGCACACACGGCTTACTGTGATGGCGCTCGACGGTATCATGAAGAGTTTGCCCACTTTTGATTTTTCACCGCGTCAACTTTCCGTCCCCCGAAGAAGGATGACATGCAAATGGAACAGCCCTCACTTTGGAAGCTGGTCACAGCCATTCCCCGCGGTCTCGCCTTCGTGATCGTGGGCCTTGGCCGTTTCCTGTCCGATCAGTGGAAGCAGTACACCCCGTTCGGGCAGATGCTCTGGGTGCTCGCTCTGATCGCAATCTCGGTTGACGCCGGGATTTCGTTTCAATTCGGCTCGACGCTCTCGGTGCTGCATGCCGCTGGCTTCGCGCTCGTGGCGCTGGCGTTCTGCATTCTTCCTGACGTCTCGGCTATGGAATTCCGCAAGGGCCGCAAGACCACAGGCGGCTGGATCGCGCTCGCCTGCATCCCGCTCGGCATGGTCGCCTTCCTCACGCATCTGGGCTATTCGGCCTCGATCCGTGTTGGCGATTTCCAGCAGTCAGACGTTCACAACGCCAAGTATGAAGACACCCGCGATGCCGTGAAGGATGCGGAAGGCCGGATCAAGCAGTTCAGCGATCGCATTGCGGAACTCAAAGCCGCCAATCCGTGGATCACGACGGTCTCTGCCGATGGCCTCAAAGCCCAGGAACCGGCTCTTGAGGAAGCCATTGCGCAGGAATCGCGCCGCGGCGGCTGCGGTCCTAAGTGCCTTGCTCTGAAGCAGAAACTTGCCGATGTCATGGAACAGGCCGGTAAGGCTGAAGAACTTGCCTCGCATGAAGCCATGTTGAGCGCCGCCCAGCGTGGCCTCGATAAGGCCCGTGCCTCGGCACATGACGCAACGTATGTCTCGTCGACCGCGGTCAACCACACCGACACCCTGTTCAAAGCCATCAGCTTCGTTCGTGGCCAGTTCACTGAGAACGTGACCATGACGGATCGCGATGTGACGAACACTGGCATCATGGGTGCATCTTCGATTGCCTTCCTGTTGCTCGCCCCGCTCTTCTACCTCGCAGCCGGCTTAAACCGTCGTCCTGGTGTCCTTGATGCCTGGATTCATGGGAAGGAAGAGCCTGGCCAGATTAAACTTCATGGCGACCTCAAAGCTGATGGCCCCATGTCGGCGGGAAGCACACACAACAGCTTCTCTATTTCTGACGAGCGAGCAATGAAATACCTCAGGGAATGGGCTGAGAGAGTTCGTCTCCCGGCTCCGGCTGAGGCTGCTGCATGAGTAAGTGTCTCATCGGGGGTGTATTCCGAGATGGGTATGACCCTTATCATCTCAACCGGATCAAATGTACGAAGGCCGAGAAGATTGACACAATGGCGTTCTGGTTGTGGCGCGAGAAAAATGTTGATTATGAGCCGTTCTCACTTTTGAGGCGCTTCGCCTACTATGGAAAGAATGTAGGTCTAACCAGACGTGAACGGCGGGAGGCCGCGGATAAGAGCCTCAATCCTGAGAGCAGAGGCATTGCCTAATGCAGTTAGACCTCAACAACATCGCTGGCATGGTGCAGAGCTTAATCCGTGCCCTGCCGGCGCTCCTTGCCTACCTCGTGATCATTCAACTGGCATGGGGAAGGTTCAAAGCCTGGAAGTCTCCGATCAGCCCTACTGATGCTGCTTACACGCTTATTGCTGTAGCGGCGTTTGCGTATGTGGTGCGCGCATGAGAATTGGCAGCTACCGTTGGCGCACTCCGGTCGCCTGTGTTCGACTGTGGCGTGCTCTGAAGGATATTGCAAAACTTTATCTGAACAGGAATTAGGAGCTAGCTCTGCCACGCGGCTTCGAATGCGAAATCGTGTTCCACATTGATGGAGCCTCATATCGCAAAAAGGTCCAAACCTCAGGACCTATGTTCGCAGCGGGTCGCCCTGAAGATCACGTAGAAGAAATGGAATATCTGCTCGTTAAAGCCTTTAGTGAGGTGAGGCGAGATCACTTGGAACTTGAAACAAGGAAACAGATCAATGGCAAAGCCTTCTAAACCTTCCAAGCCTCCGATGAAGCCGAAACCCGGTAAGAAGTGCTGATGGAAGAGAATTACAAAGGCCCGACAGAGACCGAGCACCTCATCCGGCAAGCGGCTCGCGAGGTCGGGATAGAGACGTTCGAAGTCAAAGCCTCAACGGACGAATCCCACATCGGCGAATACAGCGTGACGTTCAAAGACAAGCGCGGTGATGACAAGGAAATCTTCGTTCCGATGGATGCGGCTTACCTAATGATTGTCGCAGCTCTGAAAGCGGCAAAGTCAGGTAAACTCTGAGTGGCTGATACTACAATAGGTTGAAACAGTATGGCACGCCCTAAGGGACAACCGAAACTCGGAGGCCGCAAGAAAGGCACTCCAAATAAGATCAGCTCTGATCTCAAAGCTATGATCCTTGGCGCGCTCGATAAGAAGGGCGGCGAAAGATATCTGATCGAGCAGGCCGGAGAGAACCCGGTCGCATTTCTGACTCTGGTTGGCAAAGTCCTGCCTATGACGATCGCAGGCGACAAAGACAATCCGGTTAAGACCGTGATTGAGGTCTCATGGGCCGGCACGAGCGAATCCAAGTCGTAATACCCTATGCGCCGCGAGCGCAGTTTCTGCCCTTCCATCAACGAAAGCAAAGATGGGCCTGTGTCGTCGCCCATCGCCGTGCAGGTAAGACAGTCGCCTGCATCAATGAATTGATCCGAGGCGCCCTGACGAGCCAGCGTGAAAATCCACGCTTTGCCTATGTGGCGCCGCTCTATACCCAGGCCAAAGACGTTGCCTGGACCTATGTGAAACAATTCACTGCTGGCCTTCCAGGTGTTGAGACGAACGAAAGCGAACTTCGTGTCGATCTCCCAAACGGCGGCCGTGTTCGCCTTTATGGTGCTGAGAATTACGACAGATTGCGCGGCATCTATCTCGATGGCGTGATCTTGGATGAATACGCCGACATGGACCCGCGTGTATGGCCTGAGGTCATCCGTCCTGCGCTGTCTGATCGTGAAGGCTGGGCAACGTTTATCGGCACGCCAAAGGGCGAGAATGGCTTCTACGATGTCATGCAGCGCGCCAAGGCCGAGCCTGAGGATTGGTTCTCGGTGACGCTGAGAGCGTCTGAGACCGGCATTGTCGCAGAGCGCGAGCTAGACGACGCCCGCAAGATGATGACGCCGGAACAGTTCGAGCAGGAATACGAATGCTCGTTCGAAGCAGCGATTGTCGGCGCCTACTACGGCCGCGACATGGCGCAGGCCGAGCGAGACAAGCGCGTTCGCCCTGTTCCTTGGGAGCCGTCCTTGCCCGTCTATACGGCTTGGGATTTGGGTCTCGATGATGCGACGGCGATTTGGTTCGCTCAGATCGTGAGTTCAGAGATCCGGCTGATCGACTACTACGAGACAAACAACACGCCGCTGACCGAGATCGCGCGGGTTCTGCGCAACGACAAGCCCTACATGTACGGCGAGCATTATCTGCCGCATGACGCTGAGATCAGGGAACTGATGACGGCCAAGAGCCGGAAGGAAAGCCTGGAAGCGCTCGGCATTCGTCCAATCACGATAGCGGCGCGGCAGAACGTCGAGGAAGGCATCAACGCCGTCCGGCAAATGCTTCCGAAATGCCTGTTCGATGAGAACAAATGCGCGCTCGGCATCAAGGGCCTGAAACAATACCGCAGAGAGTGGGACGACAAGCTGAAGACGTTCCGCCTCAAGCCTCTGCATGACTGGACATCGCACGGCGCCGACGCATTCCGCTATCTGGCGATGTGTCTGAAGCCGAAATCAGAAGCCAAGAAAATCTCATACCCGACGAGGAAGTTCGCCTAAATGGCTGACGCAGACGATAAGACAAAAGCCAAGCGTCAGGCGCTCTCGGACGATGAACTGGCGCAGCAGCTCGAGCAGATGAACCGAGCGGCGATCGGTCATCTCTCTGACGAAGTCTCAGGCGAACAGGACGATAACCTCGAACGCTATCTCGGCATGCCGTATGGCGACGAGGAAGAAGGCCGCAGCCAGGCGATTTCAATGGACGTTGCCGAAACGGTCGATTGGGCCGTGCCTGACGTGCTTGAGCCATTTATCTCTGGTGACCGGGTTGTTGAGTTTGTGCCCTCATCGAAGGCTGAACAGGAATACTGCGACCGCGCTACCGATCTTGTCGATCACGATTTCTGGAATGAGTGCGATGGCGTCATGTTCCTGCATGACGTCGTCAAGACCGGCGCGATTCAGAAGATCGGCTTCTCTAAGACTGTCTGGGAAGAGCGTGAAGTCGAAAACCGAGAGACGATGACGGGTCTGTCGCTTGCGCATCTGCAAGAGCTTCAGGCCGACAAGTCGATCACAATCGAAGAGCAATCGTCGGAACCCATTGACGAACAACTGATCGATCCGGCTGCGCAGCAAGCGTTCTCAGATGGTCAGGTCTACACCGTTACCGTCACCAAGACGACGAAGACGGGCTGCAACAAGCTGATGGCGCTCCCGCCAGAACAAGTGAAGTTCTCGGCGCGCACGGCAGATATTAAAGAGATTGACTACATCTGCCACGAGACCGAGACGACGCGCTCGAAGCTCTTGGAGATGGGGTTCGACGAAGACGATGTGAACGCGATCCCATCGGCCGGCAATCGCGGCACCGATGAAACGCGTGATGAAATCCGCTTTCATGACGAGAGCCGTCGAGACAATCCTGCGACGCAGCGCGCCAATGAAGTCCTGCTGCTGTGCGAAGAATATCCACTGATCGACGCCGATGGCGATGGCCGGCTTGAGCGCTTGCAGGTGTTCCGGGTCGGCAAGACCATTCTCAAGAAAGAGGAAGTCGAAGAACACCCGTTCGACGCTTGGTCGCCGGATCGCATCCCGCATCGCCTTGTTGGCCTTGCACTCGCCGATAAGGTCAAGCAGACAGCATACATCAAGACGCATCTCACCCGGCAGATGCTGGACAATGTCTATCTCGCCAACAATCCGCGCATTGAAGTCCCTGACGGCGCGATGGGCGATGATACGATTGCAGACTTGCTGACCTACCGCGTAGGCGGCCTGATCCGCACCAAGGGTCAAGGCCAGATGCTACGGCCAATCGAGATCCCTGATCGCTCGGCTACGGCGCTCTCGGCTATCACCTACATGGACGGCGTTCGAGAGATGCAGTCCGGCATCACGCGCAACGGCATGGCGGTCTCGAGCGAAGAGGTCGATCCGAAGTCAGCTACGGAATCGCGCCGGCAGGACCGAAACGAGCAGGTCCGCAAGCGCCTGATGTGCCGGATGCTGGCGGAAACGTTCCTTGTGCCCGTCTTCCGCAAGATGCTGAAGAACTGCGTTCGGTATCAGAATGCCTCCAAGGAAATCCTCGTTCGCGGCAAGTGGGTCATGGTCGACCCGCGCGGCTGGAACGCCAATTTGCGCTGCAAGGTAAGCGTCGGTCTTGGCCATGCGAACCGCGACGAGATGATCCAGGCCGCAACGGTAATCGGGCAGGCCCAGCAGTTGGCGCAGCCGCTTGGAATCATCCAGCCGAAGCACGCCTACAATCTGATCTCCAAGCTGGTTTTGGCGACAGGCCTGCAGTTCCCCGAGGATTACGCTCTCGATCCGACGAGCCCCGAAGGCCAGAAGGTCATGCAGCAAATGGCACAGAGCCAGCAGCAAGACCCGAAGATGGTCGAAGCCCAGGGCAAGCTGCAGATCAAACAGGGCGAAGCCCAGGCAAAACAGCAGTTGGCGCAGGGGCAGGCTCAGGTCCAAGCCCAGCTCAAGATGCAGGACATCGCGCATCAAAATCAGATCGCACAGCTGAAAGCCGACGCAGATTACCGGATTGCGCAGATGCAGGCCGAAATGGAGTTCCGGCTTGGCCAGGCCAAGATAGCTTCAGAGCATCAACTGAGCCAAGAGCAGATGCAGGCCGAGCAAGACTTGGCCGAGTGGGAAGCGCGCGAGAACATCCGCGTGAAGGAAAAGGCCATCACTGCCAAAGGCGCGAATGGCTCTAACGGCTCGACAAGTTCGGGTGTCAGGTTCGGAGGCAAGGTGGGCTGATGAAGAAGTGCGCGAAGCACGGCCGTAAGGCGATCTATGAGTGGCGTATTTGTTCAGCTCACCGTGATGACCAATGGGAAGGCGTCTGCCCAGAGTGTGATCTGGAACTGAACAAGATCGCGTTGAAGTGGCGGTTTCCAAAGACGTGGAAGCGCCGGTTTGAAGCCTACAAGAGGCAGGTCATTTCCGCTTGAACGACGAAAAGCTGCGCCAAGCGCAGGCCCGCGCCCTCCGTCTTAAGGAATGGGCGAACGGGGACGATGGCCTATTCGCAATCTTCAAGGCCATTGAGGGCAACTATACACAAACGCTGCTCTCGACCGACATTACCGACACGGATCTTCGCGAGAAGACCTATCACCGGATCAATGCGCTGCGCGACGTCAAGCGCGTGATGGAACTGATCATTGCAGAAGGCAATGGCGCCAGCGCGATGATCGACAAGCTCATGCAAGCCGAAAACCGCAAACGGACGAAGAAACAGAGGACATCTGTGAATGTTGCCTGAAGCAACGGAAGCCGCACCTGCATCTGAAACGATTTCATCGAGTGGTGATCTTGCCTCGCTCTTCCTGAGCGAACTGCAGGCCGAGAACGCCCCGGCCGAAGAGCCGAAAGCAAAAGAACCAGAGCCAGCCGTCGAAGCGCCTGAAGAGAGCGCGCCGGCCGAAGCTCAGACCGAGTCTGAGGCCGAAGAGGCCGAGGAACCCGCACAAGCGGAACCGGAAGACGCAGCGGAAACGCCAAGCGAAGACCCGGCAATCGCAGCTCCGAGCGGGATGAGTGAAGACGACCGTAAGGCATTTCAGGCTTTGACGCCTGAGATGAAGGCATGGGTCTCGAAACAGGCCAGTGCCGCCAATGCGGACTACACGAAGAAGTCGCAAGCGATCGCAGAGCAAAAAAAGGCTCTCGATCAGGGAACGACGGTTCTCGTGGAGAAACTGAAGGCTCTCGACGGCTACCTCGCCAAGTTCACGGACAACGAAATTGCCCCGCCAGACCCGGCGCTCCGGCAAACCGATCCGATGGCCTATGACGATCAGCTCGCCCAGTACATGCACGCCCAGCATCAGAAAGATCTGGCGGGCAAAGAGAGAGCCCGCGTGCAAGCGGAAATGGAACAGGCCACCCAGCAGCAGCGACGCGCCTATGTGCAGGAACAAACAGAACTCCTGCGCCAAGTCGCACCCGAGTTGCTCGATGGCGAAAGTGGCAATCAGAAGCGCAAGCAGATTCTCGAATACGGCATGAAGCTCGGCTATTCGGCTGAACAACTGCACGGCGCATCTGCAAATGACATTGTGACCCTGTGGAAGGCCCAGAAGTACGACGCGATTGAAGCGGCCAAGAAGCAGGTCAAGACCGTTCCACCCCCCGCGCCAAAAACCGTGAAGCCTGGACCGGCAAAGGCCGTTGGCCGCCCGTCCCAGGTTGTCGCCGCGATCAAAACCCTTGACCAGGCGCCGACCCGCGAAAACCTCGCGGCCGCGTATCTGGCCGAAATCCGCTCGGAGAAACGATAATGGCCGCTATTACCAACGTCTACACCACCGGCTCTGCCATTGGTCAGCGCGAAGACCTGACCGACCGCATCCATCGCGTTGATGTCGAAGACACGCCGTTCATGTCGAATGTCGGCACGACCACGGCAAAGGCTGTCACGCACGAGTGGCAGACCCGCCAGCTCGATAACGTCAACACATCGAACGCCAAGCCTGAAGGTCAGGCAACGGCGCGGCAGGCGTCGACCAACAACGCTCGCTACGGCAACCTCTGCCAGATCTCGGAAAAGAACGCGACTGTTTCTGGCACGCTCGAAGCCGTCGACAAGGCAGGCCGTGATTCTGAAATGGCCTTGCAGATGGCAGACCGCACCATCGAACTGCGCAAGGACATGGAAGCAATCCTGCTTTCCAACCAGGCGCGCAACCCGTCAGCTTCGGTCGGCGGCGAAACGGTGCGCCAGCTTCGCGGCTTTGAGGCTTGGATTCGCACCAACACGTCGCGCGCCGGAGACGGTGATGATCCGGCTGATCCGAACGTCACCCCGGCAACGACGGCGACGGACGGCACGCAGCGCGCATTCACGAACACGATGCTGCTCGATACGGCGCAGGCCGTTTACGAAGCCGGCGGCACGCCGCAGTGGGCGCTGATGGGCACCTATAACAAGCGTGTTGCCTCGTCCTTCGCCGGTCGCGATGAATCGCAGGTCGTCGTCGGGCAGAACAACATCCGCCAGAAGGCCTCGATCTACGACACGGACTTCGGTCTGATCATGATGAAGCCGCACCGCTATATGCGTCAGCGGACCTGCCTCCTGATCGACCCAGACATGGTCAAGGTCGCCTATCTGCGCAAGTTCGTCCGCTTCCCTCTGGGCAAGACGGGCGACGGCGACACCCGCGTTATTCTCTCCGAATACACGCTGGAAATGAGCAACGAGCGCGCCCATGGCGTTGTTGCTGACCTGACAACTGCTCCGGCGTAAGCCGACCCTTAGAGAGAAACAGGCAATGACGGCGCTCGCTCCTGGGCGCCGTCTTTTCTTTAGGGGCTTCGCGCCATGAGCAGAGCAGTTCTTTATGGCCTCGATCCGCAGGGACGCAGCGTCCCAATTCAGGTCGACGCAATGGGCAAGTTCGCCGGCCAGTCGGGCGGCAACGGCTTGCCGTCAGGGCAGGGCCAGCCACTCGCGCCGTGGAGTTATGCGGCGGCTTCGGGCGGCATCACAGACACGAGCGATGTCACGCTCGCAGCAGCACCCGGCGCTGGTAAATCCAACTATCTGACGAGCCTTCAGGTGATGAACTCGTCGGCGACAGCAACGGAAGTGGTCATCAAGTCGGGCTCGACGGTGCTGTGGCGAGCAAAGTTCGGCGCGTCGATGATTCAGCCGGTCAACATCGAGTTTACGCGTCCTCTGATCGCAGCCAACAACACAGCGTTGACCGCTGCCTGCATCACGACAGCGACGGCCACCTACATCAACGCTCAGGGCTATGCGGATGCAACGCTTGCAGAGCTGAAGGCCGAGCAAACCACGGCAATCGAAGTCTTCGATCAGGCTGGCGACCAAGTGTTCGACCAGGCCGGCAACCCCGTTTATCAATAAGGAACAGCTTACATGGCTCAGATTGCAGCCCTGACGGGCAATGCAAACCCGAACTTTGCGATCGGTCCGAATGGCGCAACGAACCCGACGCTATCGGCAGACGGTTCTGTCGCTTCTGCCGCAACGGGCGTCAAAGTCAAAGGCAATGCGGCAGCGGCCGGCGCCGATTTGTTTGTTACGTCGTCTGGCACCAATGAAAACCTGCGCATTGATGCCAAGGGTTCGGGTGCCGTCGATATTGGAACGAATTCGACGGGTGATATTGGCCTTAAGCGGAATACGGCTGTGACCGGTACGCTTGGCGTATCGAGTGACGTCGCCATCAACACGAATAAGTTCACAGTCTCAGGGTCATCTGGAAATACCGCAGTTGCCGGAACACTCGGCGTTGCCGGTGATGTGGCGGTTAACACCAACAAATTTGTCGTTACCGCATCGACCGGAAAGGTCGTCGCGGCAGGCGCTATAGAATGCCAGACGTCTCTCAAGATCGGCGCCGTGACACTCAGCGAAGCAAATCTGACAGCGCTTTTGGCGCTCTTGTCATAACGGAGAAACAGAATGGCCCGTCCCGCACGCCGAGAAGACGAACAGGAGGGGATGTTGTCCCCTCCGAAAGCTCTCGAGACCGTCAAGCGCATCAAGATCACGGCGCTGAAGGTCTTTACCCGTCATGGCCGCTTCATTGCGGGGCAGTGGGCGGAATTGCCTGCTTCCGAGGCAGACGATCTGATTTCGAAAGGCTCGGCGATCGCCGCATGACGATGATTATCGGAGCGAAGCGCAAGCCATTCGACGCCAACCCGTTCGAATGGCGTTTGCTTTCGGAAAAAGCCGGAAAGAAGACGTTTCACAAGATCGACCGCGCCACGATGGAGCATGTGGTGATGGAGATCGAGGAAACAGAATTCTCTCTGGCAGAAGCCCGCGCCGAGCGCGAGAGGCCGCAACTCGTCGGTCCGGATATGAAGCCCATCGCCGTTATACCGCCGTCTGTCGAAGCCCAGGCCATGCGCGAGGGCTGGTACAACGACAAAGACCAATGGCGGAAATGGGCGAACGATAGCGACAACCGCAATCTTAGAACCTCGGACGGAACCGCCTGATGGGATATGCGACGCTTGCCGATCTCAAGACGGCTATCCAGGCCGAAACGGCCCGTTCCGACACGGCCTTCATCGCGCGCCTATCGGAGTTCGTCGCGGCTGGAGAAAAGCGCCTCTATCACGGACAGATATCGCTCCGTGTCAAAGAAATGGGCAAGCGCGCCTCGCTCACGTTCACGAATGGATCATCGGAAGCGCCGGCCGATTTCCTCGGCGCGCGGCGGTTGACCTGGAACGGCTCATCTGGCGGCGTGCAGCTCAAATACCGAGAGCCTGAAGACTTTTACGCCACGCGCATTTGGGGCGGCTCTGATCCTGTCATCTTCACGGTCGAGGAAGACGAGGACGTCTATAAGATCGACGTTCTGCCCGCTGAATCTGGAACCGCGGACCTTGGCTATTATGCTGAGCCGGCCGCTCTGGTCGAGACCGATGATACCAATTCCGTCCTGGAATCCTGGGGGCACCTCTATCTCTATGCCTCGTGCATCGAGGCTTACCGATACCTACGCAACCTGGACAAGACGAACGAACTCATCCAGTTCCTCAATGAAGCGATTGCTGATGCCAATCTCTCGGCCGTGAAAGCCCGGTATGCTGGAACGAAATTGAGCCCGCGCATTCCTGGCGCGTATCAGGCACGCTATCGCTGATGGCCAGGCCGAAAGCCCCGTTGCCCTTTGCGACCTGGGCACCGGACACAGGACAGATTTCAGGGGCGGCTGCGGAAGCCAAGGGCGTCATTCGTCTTGCTGGCCGGTATGTGCCCGATAAGAGCTTTCAGCCGCTGCTGGCTGGGGCTTCAATCGGAGATATCGCGCTCGGCGGGGGAGGGTTCTATCAGGATCGCGCCACGGCTCGCGTTTTCGTTGCGGACAAGGGCAACATCTACGAACTCGTCGCGCGTCATCCGATCATTCGTTCCCGCATTGGCGGATATACAGCGGATGAAGACTGGGGATGGACGTTCGAACAGTTCGGAACCACGATTCTGGCTGCTGGAAAGAACACCGGGGCCATCCAAAAGCTGACGATGGGCTCGGACACGGATTTCTCCGATCTGACCGGAAATGATGCACCAACGGCGAGTGATGGAATTTTCATCGTTCGTCAGTTCGTATTCTCCGGAAAAGACGATCAACTCGTCAACTCGGCGTTCAACAATTACACCGACTGGACGCCGGACAGCGGCACGCAATCTGGATCGACCCCGCTGCAACTTGACGGTGGCAACTTCGTGCGCGGCTTGGGCGGTCAGTTCGCCATGGTGTTTCAGGAACGGCGGTTGTCCCGCCTGACGTATGTTGGAGGCCAGGACAGCCCGTTCCAGATCGACACCATCGAAGACAAGATTGGTGCGATGGGTCCGAACGCGGTCTGCAAGTATGGCCCGAACGCTTATTTCGTGACGGAAGACGGCATCAGGGTCACAGACGGCAATGCCTCGCAGACGGTCGGAGACAGCAAGATCAACCGGTATTTCGCTTCGCGGCTCAACTATGCGGCCAGGGCGCGGGTTTCAGTTGCGGCCGACGTCGAGAAACGTTTGCTCAAGATTGCTTTCCCGGCCGGCAACTCAGCCCGTTGCAATGAAGTCTTGATCTATTCGATTGCCGACGGGGAATGGACCCACGACGATATCGAATGCGATCTCCTGTTTGAGGCGCCGCGCCCTGGCGTCGCTATTGATGATGATGCAGGGGTGGCAGCTATCGCCGGGTCTTCGATCATCGACGAGGTGAATATCCCTGTTGACAGCTTGGCCTGGCGCGAAAGCCGCAAGCAGATCATGGGTGTGGATTATACGGGGCAGGTGGGCACGTTCGAAGGACCGAACCGACCGGCGATCGTAGAAACAGGCTATGCCGAACTGGCTCCCGGGCGAAAGGGATTTGCCTCGGAGATTTGGCCGCTCACCGATGCTGCAACTTGCGCCGTGTCAGTGACGTCGAAACTCGCAAGATTGTCGGATGCCGCCATCAATGGTCCGCTGACACCTATGAACGCAGTGGGGTTCTGCCCGGTCATGGTTGAAGCACGATGGCTCAGAGCGCAACTGCAAATCCCCTACGCCACGGACTGGACGGAGGCCGTGGGCATCGATCACGACGGCTCGGCCTCGGGTGAACTTTAATGGCGGCTGCATCGACGGCAGTCACCATCGGCTACCCGACCGGGCAGACGACCACAAACCTCTATAACTGGGCAACCAGCACAGCATCCCGCCTCAACCAGGTCTTGCAGGCCGTCGGCGGTGGCAATGTCGATGTTACCCAGCTTCAAACAGACGTCACCGAACTGCAAACGCAGGTCGCGGACATTCAAGACCAGATCGATAACCTCGAAGCCAACGGCGATCTAACACCACAGCAGGCATTCGAACTCTCGCTCGTCACGCGCGCCGATGAAATTTTCGGCTCTTACACTGCTCTTGTTGCCAAGCAACAGACGCAGATGCAGCAGAACGCCGATGCGGTGATGCAGGCGGCGATCCAGGCCGATAAAGCCAATACCGGCGTCCGAACGACCGTCCGGGTGATGAATGAACAGAACCTTGCGCTGGCCGAGCAGATTACGCAGGTCTCGGCTGACCTCGGGGTCACAAATTCGAACGTCACGACGCTGACGCAGGCCGTCGCCGATGGTGACAGTTCACTTGGGGCTCAGATTACCGAGGTCTCGTCACAGGTCGCAGGCAATACGGCGAGCATCACGGTTCTGATTGAAAGCGTCGACGGGGTGCAGAACTCGTTCGGCGTGCAACTCAACGCCCAGGGAGAAATTACCGACGTCTTCCGGCTTGATGGCACGCCGCAGGGAACGGGTG